TGATATAGACAACTTAAAACCGCTTTGTAATGCCTGTCACGGCAAATACTGACCCCCCGTACCCTCAAAATTTAAGAGCTGTATGCTAACACCGCCTGCCAATCTTCTGTGCGCGCCCGCAAGTTTTGAGGTAGGGGGCAACGTAGCAACGTAGAGATTAGAAAATAGGGAGTACGCGGGAATATATAAGCGTATCATCTTCGCCGCGAACGTAGGGCGGTGTTCGAGAGGAGTTATTTTATGAGTGAGATATTGATTTCGGTTGATGATGTTAAGAGATTTGGAAAAATTGAATATGGCGGTGATGACGAGACGGTGGAGTTTTGTTTAAACGCCGCAGTCGATATGCTTAAGTCCGCAGGGGTTGTTTCGAGAAGCAGCGGTTTATACAAGATGGCGGTCTGTCGCCTTGCGCTGCATTATTACGAAAACCGCGAGGAGCTGAGCAATTTTAATCAAGTACCGCTTGGCATTAATACTATGATTGAGCAACTTAGGAACACCGACGAGGAGGTAATTTAATGGGTACAAGAGGTCCGAGAACAAAACCGACGGAGCTTAAGGAGCTCGAGGGCAATCCGGGAAAGCGACGGCTGAACAACAAGCCGGTTTATGACTTGACCGACAAATGCCGCCGTCCCCCGCCGTATCTTGGCAGCTATGCCAAAAAGGAATGGAAGCGTGTTCTTCCTCTGCTTGATAAAAACGGTTTAATGACCGATGCGGATTATATCGCTCTTGCGGCATACTGTCAGGCGGTCGATACGTGGATTGTTGCCGAAAAGGCAAAGCGGGCACACGGGCTGACAGACATAACCGACAAGGGCAACGTAATTCAGCGCCCGGAGGTCGGTGTGGCGAACAGTGCGCTTCAAAACATATTAAAATTCGGCAGGGAATTCGGATTAACACCGTCAAGCCGTGCCGATTTTGATGTTGACAAAGCCGAAAACAGCGACAACCCCTTATTATCTTTAATGAAACGGAAGAATGATAGGGTTGGATAGAACTACAAAATACGCAAAAATGGTTTTAGCCGGTGAGATAATCGCAGGCAAACTCGTGCGGCTCGCCTGCAAGCGGCATTTAGATGACCTCAAAAAGAGCGCTCGAAAAAGTTATCCGTATAAATTCGACGTTGAGCTCGCCAACCTACGCATTGATTTTTACGGAATGTGCAGACATTACAAGGGCGACTTTGCAGGTCAGCCGATTAACCCGGAGCTATGGCAGTGCTTTATTCAAGGCTGCGTTTTCGGGTGGGTCGAGAAAAAGACCGGCAAGCGCAGGTTCAGAGAGGTATATGAACAAATAGCCAAAAAGAACGGAAAGTCAACCGATGCGGCAACGACAGGGCTTTACTGTATGACCGTAGACGGTGAACCGGGAGCGGAAGTCTACTCGGCGGCAACAACCCGAAAACAGGCGAGAATAATTTTTGAAACCGCTCGGCAGATGATAAATGCATCGCCCGAGCTTAAAACGATGTACAACAGTCTGACAAACAACATAAACGTACCTCAGACGGTAAGTAAGTTTGAGCCGGTTTCATCGGAAGCAGAAACGCTTGACGGACTTGATATACACTGTGCGTTGGTCGACGAGCTGCACGCTCACAAAACACGTGCGGTATACGACATATTAAAAGGCGGTACCGCTGCACGCTCGCAGCCGCTTATATGGGTCGTCACAACAGCGGGCTACAACCTAAACGGAATATGCAAGGAACGATATGACTACGCTGTCAAGGTTCTAAACGGCTCTGTCGAGGACGACACATTATTTGCATACATTGCTCAGATTGACGAGGACGACGACCCGCTTGATGAAAATGTATGGATTAAAGCAAATCCGAACTTGGGTGTGTCGGTTAAAATAGACGACTTAAGGCGCAAGGCAAACGAAGCGAAGGAGATACACTCGGCATATAATACGTTCCTTTGCAAACACCTTAACATTTGGGTAAACGCTTCGGTATCGTGGATGGATATGCAGAAATGGAACGCATCCGGCAAGGATATATTTCCGATACTCAAAAACAAACCGTGCTGGGTCGGCGTGGATTTGTCAAGCAAGATTGACCTCGCAAGTGTTGTCGCTGTATTTCCTCTTGATAACGGATATTTCGCTGTGCTTCACCATTCATTTATACCGGAAGATGCAATAAACGAAAAAGAGCGAATTGACAAGGTTCCGTATTCTGCGTGGGTTCGTGACGGATATATAACAGCTATTCCGGGCGAGACGATAGAGCAGAGCTGGATTGAGGATTACATAAAGGGTTTATCCCGAAAGTATAAAATTCAAGAAATTTGCTACGACCCTTGGAATGCGTCGGAATTCGGTCGCAGTATGGAGGCTGAGGGATTTACCTGCGTCGAGGTGCGGCAGGGTTACAAAACCCTATCAGAGCCGATGAAGGATATAGAAAGATTGACAGTCAGCGGCAAGCTGATACACTTCGACGACCCGGTTTTAAAATGGACTATGTCAAATGTAATCGCTGTGCGTGATGCAAACGACAACATCAGACCCGACAAAGAGAAGTCCGCAAATAAAATTGACCCGGTTGTCGCTATGATAACGGGTCATTCACGCGCAATGTACAGAAATGCAATAGATTTGGACGCGTACATAAACAGCGATGATTATATTATGTAGGAGGTGAATACGGTGGGTTTTTTCAGTAAAATATTTAACTTTAATATGTCTAATTCGGATAATGATGAAGCAAATGTCGAAGCTGAGCAAGCGGCTGACAATAATCCGGCTGAGCAGGAAGTACCGCACGGGTGGTATACGCTTAGCGACCTTGCAAGCGGAGCAAACACAGAAAGCGGCGAACGTATAACTCCGCTCGGAGCATTTAACCGTATAACCACAGTGTTTGCCTGTGTTGACCGCCGCGCGACCGCACTTGCCAAGCTGCCGTTTGGCGTTTATAAGAAAGACGGCGATGAGCGCCGTCAGGCAACGGAACACCCGCTGAATTATTTGCTGACCAAACGTCCAAACAGCTATCAGACGCCGACGATGTATAAGAAGTTTATTATAACTTCTCAGCTTCTGTGGGGCTATGCGGTCATTATGAAAAAGCAGGATTACAGCGGACAAATAACCGAGCTGATACCGCTCAAGCCGCAGGAGGTAAGCATTCAAAAAGTGTATGGAGAGAATAGGTACCTATACGGCTATAAGGGAAAGTATTACACGGAGGACGAGGTAATATATATCCCGTACATCACCGCCGACGGCAAAATCGGCAAATCGCCTATGGCGGTTGCGCGAGAAGCTGCCGGTGCGGTTCAGGCTATGACGCGGCATATGAGCGGCTTTTATAAGAACGGTGCTATTCGACAGGGAGCATTAGTGACACAATCGGCATTAGGTTCTGACGCTAAACGAAAAATGAAAAAACAGTGGATGGAGTTAAACGGCGGAGCGGGAAAATCGGGTGAACCCGCAATACTTGACAACGGTATTGATTTTAAAGATATTTCAATACCGCTTAAAGACGCTGAATTTATCGAGTCCAAACGTTTGACGGCGCAGGAAATTGCAAGCGTGTTTAATGTGCCGCCAAGTATGATAGGGCTTGCAAGCGAGAAATACTCAAACCTTCAGGAAATCAACGACCGATATATGCAGGATGTTGTTCAGCCCGACTGTATAAACATTGAAGAAGCGCACAACTTCTCGTGCTTCTTAAAGTCAGAGGCGGATTATTACACTAAATTCAATATAACGGCAGGAATGAGGGGCTCGGACGAAAAGCGGGCTGCTTTTTACAAGGAAATGCTCGGTATAGGCGCATTTTCGGTAAATGATATTCTTGCGCTTGAGGACAGAAACGGTATAGGTGAGCTTGGCGATAAACATTATTTCTCGCTGAACTTCACAACGCTTGAAACACTTGAAAAACATATAAGAATACAAAATGAGAAATTCGGAGGTGATGAGGGTGCCCAAGAATAAAAAGTATGAGTTTTGCAATTTGAATATTAACAGTTCCGAAAATGCGGAGCTGTTTTTTTATGGTGATATTGTGTCGGACTCGTGGCAGCGCTGGAAATGGGAAGACACTTGTCCAAACGATGTAAAAGAGCTGATGGACGATATCGGCGACAAGAATATCGACATACATATCAATTCACCGGGCGGCGATGTTTTCGCAGGGTTTACAATTTATAACCTGCTGAAGAACACAAAGGGCAGAAAGACCGTTTATATTGACGGTACAGCGGCTTCGATTGCGTCGGTAATTGCAATGGCGGGCGATGAAATTATAATGCCCGATAACGCGTTTATGATGTTGCACAAGCCTATGGTCAGTTTGTTCGGAGCAAATGCGGATGAGCTTGCAGAGTATATAGAACTGCTGAACAAGCTCGAAAAAGGAATTATCGCAACATATTTCACAAATGCAAACGACGGTGTAACAGAAGAACGCTTAGCGGAAATGCTCGCCGCCGAAACGTGGCTGTCGGCAAGTGAAGCGGCGGATATATTCAGCAATATTAACGTTACCGTACCTGTCGAAGCCGCTGCAAAGCTGGACTTCGGCAATTACAGCAGCTACAGGAATATTCCAGCAAAACTTAAAAACGCGGCTGAGCCGCCCAAAAAGCCCGACGCTGATATGTCGGACTTTTTAAATTACGAAAAATTATTAAATATCAAATATTCAGACATTGAGGAGGAAAAGTAAAAATGTCAATAAGAATGAGTAAAGATATGAGAGAAATCCTAAATGATTTGGCTTCGGCGCGCGAAGAACTGAGCCAAGCGATTAAGGAAAGGGACACCGAGAAAGCCCAAGCTGCAAGAGACAAAATCGAAAAGCTCAACAGTTTATACGATGCAGCAGAGGTCGCATTCAGTAATGAAAGACGTGTAAAGCTTGACCCGCCCGATGAGCAGGGCTCAAGCGGCAGTGAAGGCGAGCCGACCGACAAAATCACG